CTTCGGGGTCCGCTTCGGAATAAGGCTCTCCAGAGACTCTAAAGTCTCTAATTGGGGCACTCGAGTAATTAACTCGAGGAGGTCCCTCACCTTATTCATCGCGTTGGGCTGAGGCCCACCGTCTTCGGTCCCTCTCACGAGGGATTCGAAGAGAGCGTTTGCCTGAACAGATATCTTGGTCATGTCCGTAATTATACGGGGATCACCAAGAGGTCTGTTCGTGACAACTGGAGTACCAGTTTCACCCCCTTCCTTGGTACCAGGTGGATTGGCTTGTCCCATTACGGTTCCGACTGTGCCTTTCACAGCACGGTCGATATTGGTTCTAAATCTCTTTAGAAACTGGGACGAGAGCCGGATGGCCCTCTCCAGTCTCTTCTGGGGGCTCTTTGTACTAGAATTCATCTGAGCAATCTGCTCGGAGAGAGTTTTAGGACGCGGAGAATCCAGAGGGAGACGTTTGAACCAATACCCGTAATAGTCTTTTAGAACAGGCATCACTGCCTGTGAAAAGCTAATCCAAGACTCCTTGTCTGGCAGCTTACCAGCTGCCACACGCGGAGGAAATTCGGTATCCCACTCGTGGAAAACAAGTTCGCCGAACTCGTTTGCACGCGCAGGAAACCCGAATCTCGGTACCAACGAATTCCACCCATCCCACCTACGTGAGGCGAGTTTCACTGATAAGATATCAGCTCGAAGCTTAGCCATGGCACGTCGTGCTAGGGCTATAGCCAGAATTGATTCTATGTCAGCCAACTCGGCTCTCGTAGAAGGGTCTAAGTGGGTCTCATCTCCTCCTAACGCCCGTACCTTATTCTCGAAAGAAAGTAAGTAGGGCACAATAGAGGACCCTCCTACTCCTAGACGTTCGACCGAATGTCCAAGGAGTGCGAAGGCACTGATGAGGGCTGCTTGGGCCACTCGTCCCAACTTCCCCTTTTTAAACTCCTGGCACGCACGAAGATAGTCTCTCCGACGTAACAGATGTCTAAGAAGTTTAGCGGTAGTCGGCTTGTCACCAAGCCAACCCCGAGAGTTAGCACGAAGTGCCATCTCTAAACGTTGATGGGAAGTCTTTATCGACATCTCTTCTTTAAGAGACATCGGTGAATAGTTTTGCCCTTCCAGATAAATCTGGGAAGCAAAAATAAACAACTTCCCCTCCAACGTTTTACTATTGGAAATAGGGACTTGAAGCCTTTCGCAAACTTCACGATAGCACTTAGCTACCGATTCGTTTCCGGTGACGTTGTCATCACCCAAGACTCTATATGCTGTAAAGCACGTAGGGTCCAGCCCTGCCCTATGAGCGGAGAAAAGCTCCAGTGCATGATGCACCAGAGCCATCGAAGCCCATGAGGACAGTGCTCCCATTGGCTGACCACGATTATACTGTACTACAGTACCACGTAGTTCAGGGATGACCAGGGGTGAGTTTTCCTCACTTCCCTTCGGGATCCGGAACCAACGATCAGTCATCAAACCTATCCATAGGTTTGAGGTCTTCTCGCCCCACGCTGGGGAAAGGACGGCATGGTAAAGATCTATCGGAATCATATCCGTTGCAGACTTAAGGTCTATACTCGAGTGAGTATTTACACCTTTTGTCTCTTCGACATATGTCCGTAGACCGCGTTCCTGATTGAATGTAGCATCAGTCGGTAAGACCGATAATACACTCATCATCCAGTCATGGACTGGCTTCATGAGTCTTTGGGTCCAGTAGTCAGCCATTGCAATGGCTCTTACTTTACCCGCAGGCTCAGGAAGGAACGCGAGGCGGCCGACATCCTTCTCACGAAGGAGGTCCCACCTTTTTACCCGTCGACCGAGACGTACGAAAGGATCTTTCACGGGAGACTCCCGTTGAAGATCTCTAGCACGCTCGGTCTTTTCCAGCACCGAGGCGAAAAGAGACGAGGTTTTCACATCCCCCACGTGAGCGGCCCACTCCAAAGGATAGTTGATTGGGCAAGCTGCCCAAGCCAACGCATCCATCGGAGCACCCAGTACTCCTACTGAGTGATTGGGTCCGCCACGTGAAGGATGAAAGGGTTTGTCGTTTGGGTCTGCACAGAGCTTAG